GTTGCCGTTGTATTAGACGCTCTAACTATGGAGCAGGTAGCCCATTTGAGGGTAAAAACAGATCCTGACCAACTGGCATGGAAGCTAGTTACTTTAGGTCAGTACTATAATGAGGCAATGCTAGTAGTCGAGAGGAACAATCACGGATTGGTGACCCTAAGATCTCTTCTAGATAAGCATCATTATTCCAACCTTTACAATGAAGTTCGACTCGACGAACGAGGACAGAAACGTACTAAACGTGTCGGATTTCTTACAACTATAAAGTCTAGGCCACAGTTAGTGGACACGATTCGTGAGCTTCTCCGTAATGAAGAGGTGCTAATACGAGACCGGACTTTAGTAGATGAGATGATGACTTTTGTAACTCTCCCCAGTGGAAAAGAGGCAGCAAACACTGGAGCACACGATGATTGCGTGATGGCTTTAGGATTAGCTTGTTGGGGAGTAGTTATCCGACCTTCGAATACCAATTATGCAATTAGCCAATCTCCAGTATCAAAGAGACATGAGTATAGAAACTTCTCTTACGCATGACAATAGTGGTGTTTTTGACATCTGGAGAAATCTAATTATTCGCCAACGAGAAGAAAACGAGTTCGAAAGCTTTGAGCTACAGGACGTGCATGAACGTGTTGGGTCTCAACTTTTAGATTTTCTAGAAGAACTGGAGGGAGACTTTGGCTGAATACTACCAAACACAAGAAAATGAACCTGTAGATACTCGTGACCAGTTTGAAGACGGTCTAGCTACTCTAATTCGTAATAAGTATGAGGATGCTAGGGACTTCCGAATGTCGATTGAGATGGATCGGTGGTTACCTGCAGAAGACGCTTACAATGGAATTTATGTAGACAGTCTAACTAAAAACTCAGGGTCTAATCCTCCTTATATGAATCTAACTCGTAGGGAGGTGACTAGTGCTCATATAAAAATTAACGGAATGCTTTTCCAGAATAATAAGATTCCGTTCACCATTAAACCCTCTAGACAACCGAGGTTTGTCCCGTCTGATATTCATCAGATGGCAGAACAGATGCCGCAGATGACGGACAAGGAGAGGACTCTTTATATTGAGGAACTCTCGAAACACTTGCCACTCCATGAGATATTCCGAGATCGTGCTAAAAACATGGAGGATCGGATTCGTGACATCCTAGATCAGACGAACTTCACGACAGAGATCGGCAAAGCTGTCCACGAGATGTGTTTACATGGTACTGGAGTATTAAAGTCTCCAGTTCTAGTCCATAGAAATTATCCAGTATATTCAGGGAAGTATAAGGGGAGGTTAGAGAATATTGAGACTGCTGTCGAATCGGTGCAGATCCCTTCTGCAAAGTTTGTCAGTATTTTCAACCTCTATCCTTCCCCAGAAGCGACGAGTTACGAAGACCTCTCTTACATTGTGGAGAAGACTAGCTTGTCTAGTGTGCAGGTTCGTCAGCTTCTTACAGACCAGAACGGATATTCGCAAGAGGCTGTTTTAGACGTTCTAAGTAATCGGAAGATAAATAAAGTCAGTGACTTACCCAGACCAATTAATCCACATCAAGAGTCATTCCAAGACTATGAGAAGGAATATGAGTTGTTGGAGTTCTGGGGGATTCTAGATAAAGAGGATCTGGAAGGGTACATCGATGCTGACGTTATGGACGAAGGCTCTATTCTCCCTGTATGCATTACCGTACTAGGGGATCGTGTAGTTAAAGCCGTCCAGAACCCGTATGACGGTATAATTCCTTATCACTTCTCATACTGGCACGACAATACCCACTCAATTTGGGGTGACGGTATCTACTGGTCCATTCGTGATTTGCAATCGCTAATTAACTTCACGATGGCAATGTATGTCGAAGGCAAAGAACTATCATCTGTTCCGATGGTAGGAGTAGACGCAAGCCAGTTAGCACCAAACGAAGATCCCACAGACTTATACCCCGGAAAAGTATTTCAGTTTGCCCCCGGTGCAGACGTAGGTGGTGCCTTTAGACCTGTAATCATTCCAGATGTAACTAACGGTCTAATGGAACTTATGCAGTTCCTGCAGCGAGAGGCGAATCTAGCGTCAGGTCAGTCTCCTATTGGGATGGGGCAGACCGCTAGTTATCAGACTCGTACTGCAACGGGTATGTCCCTGTTAAATTCTAATCAGAATCGGGCTACAGCAGCAGTTGTACAGTCTATTTCTGAGATGATGAAAAACGCTTTGGATGGGATTTACCGATGGATTCTGGTTGATACTGACGATCCGGAATTACATTGTGATGCCGAAGCACTATGTACAGGTTACGAACGCTATATCGCAGAGGAAGTTCACAACCAACAACTCTTGCAGTTCATGCAGGTTCTTCAGCAGTTACCTCAACTCGCACAAGAGATGAGGATTGAGCGTCTGGCAAAGCCGATCTTGAATGCATTTAATCTAGAGCCAGACGAACTCCTAAAGACCCCAGAAGAGAAGCAACAGGACCAACAGTCGCAGATGCAGCAAGTGCAGATGCAGCTACAGTTAGAGGGTCAAAAGGAAAAGCAGAAAGGGCAAGTCGAAGAGGCACTCAAGCGATTGGATGCTGCTTTGGAAGAAAGAAACTCTATTGGAAAACAACGAAGAGACTTAGAGATCCAAAGAGTTCTGAAGATGATGGACATGGGGCAACCTGTACAACCTTCTGATTTTAGCGATCTTTCGATCCTATTGAAGGAAGAGCAGCAACAGATAAGTAAGATGAGGGCACAGCAACAGTTGGAGCAGGAACAGGCCCAAGCTGAGAAAGATGCCCAATTAGTTAATGTGTTAGAGGAAATGCGAAGTGAACAACTGGCAGCACAGCAGAGACCAGAAGTATCCAATAACGGTAGAGGAAATGGAAGTACTCAGAGGCCAGAAACTATGGCTTCACCTACAGGAGGTACTCCAAACTCGAATTCAGGAGGAAACCAACCGACTCAAGATGCTCGTGACCCAAGACGAGTTGCCGCAGCATAACTTGAGGGTAGGAAGGATACAGGCTTTTCAGGAGTTACTGGATTACCCAGACTTCGTATTTAAACTCTCTAAGCAAAGTGACAATGTCAGAAGACGTTAACATGCAGGATACGACCCCTGCAGAACCTTCTCGTGATGAATTATGGTCACAAATCGTGACCGGAAAACCTGCTACTCCTGCTCCAGAACCGGAACCAGTTGTAGAGGAAGAAGAAACCCAATCAGTTAATGTTGCTACGGATGACCACCCGGAGGAACAAGCTGAAGAAGAACAGCCGCAAGCCGAACCTAAGTTGGCGAAACGGTTCCGAGATTCGCAAGAGTTTATCACTAAGTTAAAGGGTGAAAACAAAGCGAAGGAAGATTTAATCGAACAACTCCAAGGTCAGCTTAAAGACCTACAGACCCCAAGGCCGAAAGCTGAAGAGAGTGCTCCGAAGACTCAGGATAAGACCCCTGCTGTCTCAGATATAGCTACGTTGCTACAGGAGTTGCCGGAAGATGTTCGAGAGGAACTAGAAGCTTTTCCCGAATTACTTCGAGGGATGACCACTCTGTTCGACAAACGCATTCAACAAATGCAAAACACAGTGAACCCCGAAATAGAAGAATTCAGAAAAGAAAGAGAAAAAAGAAAAGTCCAAGAGTCTTTAAAAACGAGACATCGTCTAGCGAATGAACAACTAGGAATCTCAAACTCATCTTCTATTGATTTTGACAGTCCAGTGTTTGCCCAATGGGTACTTGCTAACGATTGGAGAAAGGGGGTAGTGACGGATTTTGGGAACCCACAAGGTTTTGTGGATCTCCTAAGAGGATTCCTGTTCGAATACCCAGACGAAGCTCAAGGTTTATCGACTACCCAGACTGTTGAAGATCCATCTAGTTCTGAAAAAGCAAAAATAGAGCGTAGAAAGACTGCATCGACAGTAATTTCACGCAAAGCTAGTCCAGAAAGACCAAAACCAAAAGTAACTGATCCTCAATCTAAGGCCGCATTTTGGGACTCTTTAATAGGGGATTAGAAAATATTTGAAAGGAATTAGAAATGGCTATTACTACTAGTGCATACGCAACGACTAGTGGAAGTTTATACGGAGACCTGAATACCGAAGACGCACTTACTATTCAGTCGAAGATGCTTCCAGTGGCAAAGAAGAACCTAACCTTTGCCCGATTTGCCCAGAAAGACGCTAAGGGACGAAACGAAGGTAACGTGATGCGTCACCGACGATATAAGAAGTTCCCTTTGAATGATACACCGTTGGGAGAGGGTAAACTGAGTTATGCCCCCTAATCTGGCGACAGGTTAGTGAAAATGCCGTGAATTGCTGGGAACTCCAGACCGGACAATCAGCAGGGAAGCCTCAAACTGAGGAACCTTCAACGACTATCCCGAAAGGGAGTAGGATCAAGCGATCCGAAGTGCGGCACACCTCAAGTAGGTGAAGATATAGTCTGAACTTTATAGGAATATAAAGCAGTCCTTTTTTGGACGGTCTAAGTCTAGCGAACTTAGATGAACATTTTTGGTAACTCCCGATTTCGATCAACTAGAAAGCGAAGTCATCAGTACTTCCATTAGGCAGTACGGACGTTACGTCCCGGTGACGGATCTTATGGAATTGATGGGCCAAGACCCATATGTCCAAATTATTACCGAAAGACAAGCGCAGCAAGCTGCAGAAGTTATCGATCTGCTCTGCTACAAGACTTTCCGTAATCCAGCAAACACTGTCTATGCCCGAAACGTAACCTCAAGAGGTGCAGTAAACGGTGTAGTCAATGATACAGACTTTGATGCTGTAATTAGATTCCTCGAAGGCAATGATGCAGAGAAGCTGACGGAGATGCTATCTGCTACTCCAGACGTTGCGACACAACCTCTGAGAGCAAGTTATATTGCGATTTGTCATCCGATCCTTCGCAGAGATCTTGAGAACATCACTGATTTTGTACCTGTAGAAAAGTATTCCGATAGCTCACAGGCAATGGACTACGAGATCGGTTCCTACAAAGGAATTCGCTTCCTCGTAACGACCCAAGCTACTGCTTTCGAAAATGCTAATGGCATGTACACAACAGGTGCTGGTGCGGATCTAACTAGCAGCAACCCGAACAATGTAGTTCTAAATAGTAATTTCGCAGAAGTGTACCCAATTGTAATTTTTGCGAAAGATGCCGTAGGCACTGCTACTATCGGGGGAATGGACTCAATTGTACCTAAAGTAGTTAAACCAACTCCTTCCGGAACCGACCCCTTGGGGCAAAGAGGAACGGTCGGCTATACTTTTTTCATGGGCCAAATCATCCTTAACGAGGATTGGATTATTACCATTGAAACAGGTGTATCTGACTTATCTTTGGTAGCTAGCCCAACAGGTGGTGTCCAGACAGGTACTCTTTACGGTGCTAATAGCTAATGATTTTGGGTAGCCTTCGGGTTACCCATTTCTTTTTTTTGAAAGGATTGAAATGAAAAGCGATAAGCAACAGATGAGCTTTGTTCCGCAGACTACGGAACATGTTGAAATTTCGACTAACAAAGTCACTGACTTTAAGCTTCCTCACGGGGCAATTGTCGAAGATGTTGTGATTGTAAAAAAGGTTCTGGATAACGTGGCAACAGGGGCAACCCTTAATGTTGGCACGACTTCCGATGGTAACTATTACACTGCAACAGCCCACGACATTGACACCACCACAGGTTCTGTAGGTGTGGTTGGTATTGATGCCGATAAGATGATGGAAGCGGTAGCCTCAGACAGAGTTGTACGGGTTACTACTGCTGGACTTAACGCCAGTAGTGTTGCTCGAATCTGGGTCTGGGTGAAGTATCGGTTTGCGCCTAGTCTAACGACCCCAACGCAACTGGTATAATCTAGTTATAAGGCGAGGTAGCTAGTTTCGTTACCTTGCCTGTTTAGACCATTTAACTATAATACTAGCGATAAGAATGTCTCAGCAATACTATGCACCTTCCCTAGCCCAATCTTACTTCAATCCCGGCACAGGAAAATATTCACAAGTTTCAGTTTCCCTAAATCTTGCTCCGGAATGGGATGGGTCTATGGACTCAATTCCTGACGGGTTTGGGGTTATTAGAATTGAGATGGGTAGAGACTCTCACGATACCAATGAGGTTTCATCTTCAATAAACGGATATCGGGTGGTTATCCCCAGAGGTAGTGCGAGAGTAGTTAGTGCGGTACATATAAACCGTCTAATGAATGAATGCATGGTGACTGAGTATAGCCAAACGCAATACTCGAAACCACCGGAAGGGTACAGGAGACCAAGGTTTCCAATTACTTTAGTTGTACCTCCAAAGAACTCTCCAGTGTTAATCGACCCTAACAGTGGGAGTGCTACAAAAGCAGAAGCAAAAATGGTAAAAGCACCTCCAAAAAAGAAGCATAATTTGACTGTAGAGGACGATGACACTTCAACTTCAGCAGATAAGGGATCGGGCTGAGAGAATTCTCCAAGATGAGGAGAATCGAAGATGGTCGGTACCTGAATTAAACGACTATATTTTCGATTCACAGCATGAATTTATTCGCCTTACAGGTTTCCCTCTTTCCACAAGTACTCTTAGTTTGACGGTAGGTATACCTAGCTATACCAGACCCTCGACTTTAATGGATATTCAGAAAGCCCGTGTTCGAAATCGGGCTATAGAGATTCCAATTATCTCCCCCACAATGCTAGATGAAGCCGCTCAACGTGGTTTCATGGACCGTGGCGTTAGCTGGACCACTTCTATTAGTGTGTCTCCTTCCCAATTATCCGGAAGCACAACAACAGTCAATCAGTCGGTATCTGGTGCAGTTGGTGGTTTTGTTGTTAATCCAGATTGGCGAGAACAACAAGGCCCAATTAGAGCGTTAGTTATTGAACATACCTCTCACCCTACTGTTCGAGTGTTTCCGGTCCCAATTTCTTCAGACGCTATATTTAGTCCCGATTTGCTTTCAATACCTGTCACTGAAGCAGATGCGGTGCTAGGTACGGATTTGGTCTTTGCGAACGGTGCCCTAGTCACTGGAGCACAAACAGACCCTTCTATTAGGCTTGAAGGAACTTTACAACCTCTAAGAAATTCTCTTACGGATACTACAAGTTCCGATACGGATGTACCTCAGATTGGTGCGGCTTTTCACGATGCTCTAATTTATGGATGTGTGGAACGGGCCTATCTAAAAGAAAACGAATTACGGAATATCCAGAAGAGTAGTATTTTCCGACAAAAATTTCTTGAGTATGTGGCAGATGCCAGAAGAACCGAAGCAGAAAACCCAATCAGACGAGTCGGGGGTGCTAACCGACAAAGGCTGAAAGTATCACGGAGGTGGGTGTGAGTGTAGAAGTAAAAGGAAGTGATGGGGCAGTAGTCACTCTGTCCCAACGATTAATTAAAGGGTCTGATTTAGAAACTGACCCAACGCTTTTAACTTTAGACGATATTCCTATGCCACAAGGGGTAACGAATAATAGTAATGTGGCGTATTCTGACTTTTCCGCTTTTGTAACTGACATCCCGAATAATAACGACTTTCGTGGCCCAGATGGACCACAGG